ACCTGCCGATGATCCAGCAGTCGTTACGCTGCTAACTAAATTAGTGTTTGCGTTGTACGTTCCAGCATTGACAAGGTTGCCAGACAGAACCGTGATTGGAATAAAGGCCGATCCTGTATAAACGTACAGATCAAGGCTAGTTTCATCCCAGAACAGCTGCCCTTTAAAGTCACCAGCCGGGAAGATAGTTACATTGTCGCTGCCTAAAGCACCTCCAAATTTAACTGTAGATTCATCAGCTAGCTTTCCTGCCGTAACAGCATCATTGGCAATCAAGGAAGAGCCAATTGTTCCAGAAGTTAGCTTTGCAGCAGAATGATCAGGAATGTCTGAGGCAGCTAAAGTGTCGCCTGAAGAGACAACACCCTTAGATGAAACTGTAACTTTGGTGTATGTTCCAGTAGTAACCGTGTTATCTATTGACAGATTGCCGCTTGCATCAACAGCAAGACCATCACTAGCAATAACTGCGCCTTTGGCAGAACTTGTCGCTACAGGAAGATCTGACGACGCAATACCGCTGCCACCAGTAACTAAACCATTTGCGTCATAAGTAACAAGATGTTTGGTACTGCTTGCAGTAACACTGTTGTCAATTTGAATCGTGTCGGTACTTAAAGTAAGTCCGCCACCATTAACAATGACACCGCCCTTTGCAGTAGTGGTTGCAGTAGGCAAGTCACCGCCATCAATCGTGCGATAACCAACCGTTCCAGCAGATCCAACAGGTCCAGCAAGAAACTGTGCCGCAGAAGAGGTATCATCAATTGAAGCTGTAATCGTTGCCGTTCCACTGCTTACAGCCGTGCTTATATTGATAATGCCTGATGTTGTGTCAGTAAAAGCATTGACTGAGCCAGGGGCAACAGAATTAACCCATTGAGTACCATTCCAAACATAAAGCTTGTTGTCGCTAATTGTTAAAGCAAGCTGTCCTGTGTACGCGCCAGATGTCGGTTGGTTTGACTGGACAACGACAATGGCATTATTAGAGATTTTTGCTGCAGAAACTTGACCGTCTCCAACCTTTGCTGTTGTGATTGCAGAATCAGCAAGTGCTGCTGTGGCGATACCACCATCTACATATGTAATTTTCGAGCTTGAAATGGAAGCAGCAGTTACTGCGCTAAGTCCCTCAGTTAGTAGGGCCGCGACTGTGATTCTCTTGGTTTCGTTGCCGTCTACAATTGCTAGCTCCTCACTAGAGTCAAGACTTGTGAGAGGGTTTAGCTCTGAAATCTTTTTGTTAGACATGAGGCCCTCAAGGACGAAACCACTGATGGCCCCATCATAGTGCTATGCCTAGGCTTGTTCCAGATTCAATTTAGTGCTGCTTCCTTGCTCTAGCAGCAAGAATGATCCGTCCTCTAGCAGCAAATCAAATCTATCTTCTAGATCCATTCGAAGTGTAATTGCATTTGTCGTGACAAAATCGGCAGTTATTTGAACAAGCTGCGCAGGCGTGAATTGCACTGCACAGGCTGTCAGTATTCCTTGAAATTCGTACCATATCGAATCGTCTGCCCCTGAAGGATGGTTCGCAGGGTTGTAGTTTGCGGTTTTTATGTAAAATCTACCCTGAAAAGAACTGCCAACTTTTGTCCGCAAGAGCAGCTCTAATAAATAGTTGGGAATCTCTTTAACAGTTTCTCCTGAATATTCCCATTCGCAAGCCATTCGCCCAGAGCCAGAAATTAAGCTAGAGATGCTGCTCCTAAACTGATCAGATAGTGTTGTAACGTCAACTGTATCCCTCTGAGTGTTAAGTTCATAGTTTTGAACTTTTGCTAGCACCTTGTAATCACTGTCCCTAACTGTTACTATTACGTCTATATCACTAGATATTGATGCTAAGGCTATCGCATTATTTACGTCTCCGGCGATTGACCGAGCAAAAGTGCTATAAAGTCTAATACCTCCAACTTCGTCTACGTTGACAAACCTTAGTATTCGCTTACGCGTATAACCTGATATAAAACTTAAATTCGAAGTACTGCTTTGTATTAGGACCTGATCTCCCGTCATCAACTGACGCTGAGCAAAGTCAAAGTCAAAACTAAATCTTTTTGCGTTAACGTCTACATGTCGATTCTCAATCGTAGCGATTATGCTGTTGCCGTCAAACTCACGCTTGAGTTCAACTTCTCCAAATGTGCCTAAATAAACGCTCATCAGATGTCGACCTTTACTGGAGCACCTTGACACTGGAATTGTATATCAGCAGCCGCAACCTCGCCAACGCTCATTGACAAAGAAGCACTGGTAATAAAAACCCTCATGTCAATATACTTACCATCAGTTGTTCCGTCGTCAATTAAAAGGCGCAAGCGGAATGTTTTCGTTGGAACGTCCAAATCATTTTGATCCAGTGATGCGCCATTGAGAATGTCTGTTGCGCTGTCACGTTGCTTAAACACCTTGTTCAAAAAAGTGCTTGCACTGTTAGTACTGCTAACCAAGCCTGGGGTCGCTTGATAATACAAAATCCGACAGCTGCCAGTCGTTGATCTTCCTACAGGAGTAAAAACATCATCTGTTTGGCCCAGTGTTTTGATGCTAACTAATGACACTGACGTGCTAAGACTCCAGTTCTGGACTTTTGCTATCTCGGTCCCGGCAACATCGTTATTAGTTGTGTTGTTTAGAAACAACTTGCCAGTAGCGCCAGTGAAAAGAGCCATCAGAGCACGCCAATCAGATTCACTCTAACAGTGCTACGCCCAGAAGCTACCTGTACCACCTGCGGTGGCCCTTCATAGCGGTAGTTGTTGCCATGGGTTTGAGCGCCTAAAGCGTCTTTATTACCTTCCCATCCACCGCGCGTTGGGTTTCTTCTGTCAGTGCCTACGTTGCCAAGAGGGAAAGTCTGGAACGTGCCTTGAACCAAGTCGTAATGGTCTAAAAACAACTCGGCATCAGCATCCAAAATGTTTGCATAGGTAAGCGACAGCTTCATATTTGTGCGATTGCTGCCATACAAAATCCTGTGCTCAGCGCCGTTTTGAGCCTTGTAAGTCTTGACTGGATAGTCGCCTGACTCAAAAGTGCGAGCGCTTGGCACTAAGTCGCCACCGTTCGTTTTAGTGATAGGAAAGGTCATGACTGAATGCTCCAGCCTGCGTCATCCAAGCTTAGTACAGCTGAAGCAATTTTACTTCGCTGCTCACTGTCGCAAGGGTACTCAGAAGCAACAATATCGACAATGCCGTCTTGAGTGAAAGTCAACTGCTCAACAACATAGATGTTTTGAGATACTTCGCTGGCTGTAACAGTAAATAAAATATTGTGGTATGCAGAGTCTTCAACTCTGCCGTTTGAAACTATTAACGTACCGGTCTCAACCTCCCCATCGCCAGACCTGAAATAAGTAATAGAATATCTAGCGTCTGGCATGTCCTGTACGCTTGTAATAACTCCGGCAGCATCAACAGTTCCGGTGTTTGCAGAGTTGTACGGAGTCGCTTCTGTCGTTACCTTGATAAAAGATCCAGCGCCAATGTTTAGCCCTTCTGCTGTCGTAGAAAAGTTAATTGTATGAGTCACATATGCCCTTAAAGCCAAGAAATACTTAGCCACTAAAACCGCGTGATCTTTTGAAGTGCAGAATTGCGTTAAGTCGAATTCTTCCTGAGGCAGAAAGCTAGTGCCAGGAGAAGAATAGATGCCAGTACCATCAATTCCTTTTACTTCGACAACTGCCTCTTCTGGTAATTGATTGGCGCGTTCTTGCCTGTACCGAACAACAGCCTTAAAAGCACGACGCTCTTCCGCTCCAAGATACTCGATTTTATAACTGTCTTCAAGAATGTTCCCAGCAGTAAAATAATGCTCAGGGGTAATAGAGCCTATCTTTATAGTCCCATCGTCATTGACCGGAAAAGCAGGTTTTAACGAAAACTTGCCATTGACTATCGAAAAATTGCACAAGAAACTTGGCGCAATATCACTAAAGAACTGCCTTAAATTGGTGCGTTCAACGATTGGGCCATTAAAGAACAAATTGTTTTTCACGAGGAACTTAGAAGTCAGCACCAAATCGCTTCTTTCGACCATGTAACTTCTACTGCCATCCATGCCCAGCAACCCGCCTGCTCCTGCAACTTGATCTGTGAACATGTAATACATTAAATCAGTCAGCAAATTGCTGGGGCCATGTGTTGCAGTATCGCCATAAAAAGAATTAGCAAGGCCGGTTGTTGGATGTAACCGCTCCACCGGTATTCCGTTTTTAAGCCACACTCGCATTTGATCAAGAGCGGTAAAATTACGCCCTGCTTTAAGTGAAAAACCAGCAAGAGTTAGGTTAAACATGTTGGCAACACTGTCGTTAATTTGCACTTCGTTTATGTAAACAATTTCATGTTCAGGAGCTGTGTTATTTGATTTTTCAACAAAATTTCGGTAGGCACTGATGTCTGAGACTTGCGATTGTTGAGCAAAGTCAAGCTCTGAACTAGTCACAGGGTCACTTGTCCGTTCTGATTTGACACTGCTAATTTCATAATTTTGTCCAACCATGCTATACACAGTAAGAAATGGATTGTTGCTACT